AACACAGGACGCATCACACGGAACCGGCTGAACTACTGCTTCCACACAGCCTCGACCTGCACATGTCTTGCACTTTATAGTGCGGAACGTGAGAATCCTGTTGCACACCCAGTGTGCGTGCACTCGTCCTACTATTTTGAGGACGCCGATTGGTTGAACTTGTTGAAGTACTCAAAGGCTGTGCGTGTGGCAGAACACATCCCCGAGGTTGGAACCACTCTTCCAAAGGATTCACCAGAGTATGAGTGGCGTGACGGCAGCACAACCGGCAGCTACGTACAACGTTTGCAGAGCCGCTTTCGCAAGACCTTCCGCGGGGTCGGGGACGTGGTCCTGGCCCCCTTGCGTGGTGGCGAGACCACGTACCGACATGCTGACACGAGCATATTACGCAGCAGGGGTGGTTTCCACGTCACCCCTTGGAGCCAATGGGCGAATGAAGCAACCGATGGTGGGTTAGGAACGCTGAAGCAGGTGGGCAAGTCTGCACTGGCGGGCGCTATTGGAAGTGTCGCCAAGTCGCTATTGACTGTCACAATGCCCACGGCGCTCGGTGTCTGTGCGACAGCAGCGGCCTGTGCAGCCACCACCATGGCTGGGGCGTACATTGAGAAGTTACGCACGACAGGGGCAGATCCCCCTTGGGGCGCCACTGACACTATCAGCTACCACAACAACAGTGAATACGCCTTGAAGGACACCCAAGAACCGATTGTCACTGTGTTTGTTGTCAAGCGCTCGGCACCACGCACGTTGATTCCACAGTGCCTCAAGGGCGAAGTGGTTGACAAGGAAAACGTGGGCCGCGCCACGGCCGCCATGTTGATGGGCAAAGACAATGCCAAATCCCGCTTACAAGTTGCTGCCACACTGCTGCGCGACCGAGTGCCCGTTTGGGTCACCAAGAGCACCGTCAATCATGCTGAACGCATGGCGCATTTTTTAGGGCACCGGACGGCGCCATGTGCGCCGTCACAATCACCGCTACCTGCGCTCTTGGCGTCTATCTGCCTTCCCTGTGCCTTGGGGGTGGCACGGCAGGCGACATCGACCCTGCTTGCAGCATCAGAACCCCTATGGAGCAGATCCGCTGTCACTGCGTCCTTACTGTATTGGATTACAAGGACCTTACCTCCAACCCTGACATTCTGCTTCATCACACTCATTTACCTGGTACTACGTTCCTTGGAGCGAGCAATTTGGGCCCTTGTTGCGCCGGCATGAGTTTCGGCTGGCCTTACGTCCTTGGCCAATGCGCCACCAACGCACACAATGCGCTGGTCAAGCGCCATTTATCCAAACCAACCCATGTAGCGCATAAGTTTAGGAACCCCTTCACCACCGTGTACAAACAACGTCTGAGGCATGAGTATTTTTGTGCCTACTCACGTGAGATGGAGGAGGAGTGGCGCGTTGGTAAGTCACTTGCCAAATTACATGGTATTGATGAGTCTAAGCGCCTGGACGTTCCCACACCATGCCGTGGCAAGACGTTTGTGAAGTTGGAGGTGTCGTCAAAAGCACCCACAAAGGCCCGCCTTATACAGGCCAACCACAATGAATGCACCGCATATGAGTACCCTGAGGAGTACCGAGCCGCAACCAGCGCCATTAAGAAGGTTGTGTGCGAGCCAACAGTCATTGATGGTGTCGTGTTCGAACTGCATTACGCCGGTGGTTATAACCACAGTGAATTGAGCGCACTGTTCACGCAGTTCATCACAGAATGCACTGGCCACTATTACATTGATGAGCGGGACGGCAAAAACTGGGATAGCACAATGCAGCGCGAGACTCTCCTTGCTGAGCTTGACGTTTACAAAATGCTGAAGATGCACGCTGCAGACCGATTTGGTCAACGATGCTCCGAGAACCGGGCCACAATATCCTGCAAGGATGGCCTGGAGAAAACGATCATACGCTATGTTTCGCGCTGGAAGCGCTTGAGTGGCGATTGGAACACGTCATTGGGCAACACCATGATATCCATGATGGTTTGTGTGCATGCCATCACTTCGCTCCCTACCCACCTACGACCGGCCCGTGTGCGGGCCTTGTTCATGGGAGACGATTATCTTGGTGTGTATTACTATGCACAACTACCTTGCCCTATTGATTTGTCACGCGCCCTCAATGCTGGTGAGCAACACATGGGCATCACCCCTGAACGTGGGTTGTTCGTCGACCCACTTGCCGTCACATTCATCAGTTTATCTGTGTGGCCAACACACGACGGGGCCTATCAGTTTGTACCACAACCCGCCAAGCAGATGGTCAAACTTTTTTGGTCTGTGAAACGTTTGCACCCCAACCAGATACCCGGCTACAGCACTGATGTCGCCAAGTGCTTATGGGCCACTTACCATGGTTTTCCCATGATGATGCAATTCCTCAAGGCCCATTACAAACCCAAATCCAGAGTCAGCGAAAAATGGGACCACTATTTCGCCGACATGCTTGTTGCAGATGTCGCCAACGTTGATTGGCAGACTGGGTTTGTATACAAGTATGGCATACCATACTCCGCCACCCATTTCCAATTGCCCAAGGTCGACGGGGCCATCCTGCACCACCCGGTCGTCGCTGCCATGCTTGAAATCGAGCTGGCCGACCCCGCTGAGCGCAGGAGCTGTGTGTCCCGCCTCCGCTGAGTTTCCAACTCCTAAACTATTCCCAGGGAATGTACAAAACAAACACCACCTTGCCCGCCCCTCTGTCAGGTTTGACGGGGTTGGCAAAGGCCATTGCTCTCCCACACGAGCATGCTCCACAGCGCTTTCCGTCTTTCCCCGCTTTGGAGCGAACCGCCGTGATGGGTTTTTCAGTGCCCACCAATTGGGTCACCGGCTCAGGTACTACGTCCAACAAATTTATGTTGGCTCGGCAGGCTGTTTACCCCCTTTGGGGTGACATCATGACTACATCTTCCTGGGCATACTCGATCACCTACGCACCGGCTTTCGCTGGCAATGTGACTGCTGAGACTACATTTGGGCCCAACGTCCAATTCCCCACCATTGGCAACGTGACTGCCAGCCTCGAACAGGTTGGTATTTCTGGCACCAATTCATCATTGGTTACGACGCCAGTCATGGGGTTTGACCAGGGCACTGGGCCAAGTCCGTGGATTTATGCCCCCATCAATTCATCAATCACCATTTACCTTGGAACGGTGACGCAGAACAGTAATGCCAACGGCTCGTCGGCATATCTGTCTCTGCAGATTTGGACCGCCCCCGGTGAGTACACCACCCGCTCGGTCGGCATCACTAAGCAGACCGTCACGACAAACTATGGTGAGGGCTACGCCACAACCAACCCACCCGCTCTGGTCACCTCGAGCGCAGCTACTGGAGGCATTTGGATCCGCCCGGCGCTTTACGAAGTCACTGATGCAACACGAATGATTACTGTGAAGGGTGCCACAATTGTTGTGTCGTCCTTCATAGCTGGACCCGCATTCACATGGTCCAATGCGCAGCAGGGTACGATGACTGTCTCCGGATCAGCTAACAATCCAGTTCACTTGCCGTTGGTGATTGCGCCCGAGATCAACACTTCGCCATTACCATGGCAGGCATGCCGCACAACTGCCGCGTCCGTGTTGCTCACCAACACTACGCAGGTGTTGAACAAGGCCGGCACGTTTCTCGGTGGTCGGATATCTCCAGCCGTAACTAACCCGTTCTTGGTGCCCAGGTCATACATTGCGAATTTGCATCCCGCAGAAAAGCAACAGTTGTGTGCCGAAGAGGGGTTTTACACATATTCCCCGCCGTCTACGGACCTTGCCAACTTCTGGGACCACACGCCTGTCATTGGGCCCACCTATCCCGGTAGCATTGATGTAACCACTGCTATGCCGCCATTCTACAGGCTTGACAACGACGCTTTGGTCAACATCGTTTATTTCGATGATAGCGTCGCGGCGAACTTTTCTGTCACCGTGGATTGGCACATTGAATTCCGCACGAGCTCTGCCCTCTGGCAGATCGCCGTCAGTACGATGCCACTAGAAACCCTCCACTCAGCACAATTGCTGCTGCACGGGGTTGGTTACTTCTTTTCGAATAAGTGGCACTTGACGCTCATGAAAATCCTGAGCCATTTGAAAGCTGTTTCTCCCGTGTTGGGGATTGCACACACTATGGGTAAGATGCTGATATCCAACAAACCACAACGCAACGCCAAACCAACTTCCTTTCCAGGACGCGGGCGCACACAGAGTCGTCGTCCACGGGGCAAACCAAAGCGCGGTAAGCCGCGCTCCGCACCTCCTCCTCGCCCCGCGCCTCGACCCAACAACTCCCGCCCCAAGCTCAAGTCTGGCTTAGACATGTACTTGGCCTCTAGGAAGTAGACTGTTCCACTAGAAAATTCGGGTTATTCACGTTCTACGTCACTGGCCCGGTACTATCCAAGTACAGCTTGGTAGTAACAAAAACAGACCCCAGAAAATTCGAGCTATTCTACGATTTCGTCCCTGGCTCGGTACTATCCAGGTTCAGCCTGGTAGTAACAAAAACAGTCTCCGGCTAGCGCTACGTTTAGGATGTTTGCAAACTACTCCAGTGTGCATGTTGATCGCAGGGAAAAGGGGGCCGGGTGCAGTAACCCGGATAACCAAGCGGGGGG